CACAAGTTCCGTCCGATCAGGACACCGCGTACACGCCCTGACGGTCTGTTGGGTGCAGTACCGACCAATGGAACACTCGCCGTGTAGATCGCATCCGTAGATCGGCTGCGGACCTCCCTGGCACGGTGGACGCTCGTCCGTCCGAGTTTGCGGCAGTCGATGCGAGCATGGATAGGCGTCTGCCCTGGCTGATGTATCGAGTGCTGCTTGTTGGGCGCGGAATTCGTCGCGAGTTTTGATGAACGTCTGATCAAATAGCTTTTCGGTCATGCCTGATTCGAGGAAATGTCGTTTGCACGAGTCGAACCATGCGGAATCACCATTTCCGGTGTCCAACCACGTTATCAGATGGCCTCGTAGTCGCTCCTCTGGTGCGAGCCCTGGTGGTTTTGTTCCGTCCGGGTTTCCGAAACGATGACACCATGACAGCACCGGCAGGCACAAGCATCGCCCGCCGTTACGCCTGACTCTCTGATGCAAATGAAACTCTTCTGGCCCGAATCCCCTGAGCAGCGGATGAAATCCCGGCCATTGATCGCGACGACAGGCGAACAGCCCGCAACCTTGCATGGGGATGTCGAACGGTTCCATCACGTTTCCGTGGACACGCTCGTCTATTGACCATTGGCCATACATGAGCCCACCCCACGATTCGCGAAAATGGGTGCCGATAATGTCCGTCAATCCGCCGTCACCAATGAGTGGGCCTTGCACCAAATCCTTGCAGTCGGACGGTTGTTTGCGAATCCAGTTGAGGAACTGGTCGAGAACCGTTGTTGGCAACATGACGTGGCAATCGATCACCATCACCCATTCGCCGGTCGCAATGTCGAATATGCGGCCTTTCGCTGCTGCCGTTCCAGCGACCTTCGTAAAGTGCTCGTATCGTGCCCCGATCCTGTCGCAAAGACGCTTTGCCTTACCGCTGTGGCTATCCTCGCTTTGGTCGTCGGGATTTCCAGCAGGATCGTTGTCGATTACGACGATTTCAACGTGTTCCATTGCCGCCTGATGATGCACGCAAAGGCTTTGGATAGTTGCCCATAGTCCCGGCCAGTCGCGGTAATATGCCATGCCGATTGTCAGCAGTTTACCCGATGGTTCTGTCCGCTTGTCGCACGTCGCACACGCCGGAAACTCTCCGCTTCCGTCGAGTAGCTTTAGCCCGTGATTTACAAGAGAGCATTGCCCGCGTTCGGAGCATTGAAAGATTTCATCGCGAACACCGTCGGGAAACGATGTATCGCCAATCTTGCGGCCTCTATGAATGCAGTTTGCCATCAGGTTGCTCGACATGACACTGTTGTTGTTTGCCCGACGAACATTCCGCCAAACGACGGGCCATCACATGCACATGACCTAGTTCCGATGCAGAAGGTCGTAAGATCCCAAGAGATACCATTCCATGTGTATAGGCAGGACGAACTTGTACACGCCGCCGCAGTGGTTGTGCTCGTTGTTGTGCTGGCAGTGGTCGTAGATCCGGTCGTCGTGCTGCCAGTAGTTCCCGTCGTTGACGAATTCGTTGTACTGCTGAATGTCGTGGATGAACCGGTTGTAGACGACGATGTGGTCGTTGAATTGGTCGTACCGCTGGTGCTGCTGGTGGATGACGACGTGGTGGATGTCGTTCCAGTCGTACCGCTGGTGCTGCTGGTGGATGACGACGTGGTGGATGTCGTTCCGGTCGTACTGCTGGTGGAGCTTGTCGATGATGTTGAACTCGTGCTCGTGCTGGTCGTTGTCGGCGTGTCAGAATCTGCTGCAATAGTTTTTCCGCACCATCGCCGCCCGCACCATACAGACCCGCCAGAAAATGGCGACGCATCGAGATAGTTTTGACCATCACCTGCCATCTGCGGAGTTAAAAACATCCTCGCCGTCAAATCCGCGTTTCTGATTCTTCCGATGTCGTCCGTGCGAGTCCCCACGTCCGCACTGTTCGCCATCATCACCTTTTCGCCAGCAGTGACCGTGTGAGTGTATGACCCAGATCCGCCAATCGTGTATGTTCGGATATATGTTCCATTACTTGCAGTAATTACACCGTTCGCCACTCGCAATGACGTAACCGTGAAGCTCGTATCAGTAACGGTCTGGGTTGCTCCCCCATCCGTTGTTATTGGATTTGACACGGTAATCATTCTGCCGTACGCATCTGGCCCTGCGTACCATGCCGATGTCGCCGTATAGATCAGATTCGTTGCGGGGTCCATCCATGTCGCGCCGCTGTTTCCGCCAACTAAACGGCCTCCCCCAATCCAATTCCCGCTATGGTTAATTGTTACTGGCGTGGAATACTGACCTCCTCCGATATCTGCCACAACATACACTGCTGTTCCGCTGGCATTTACCAATCGAAAACCAAGATTAGCCGTAGGAAATGCCGCATTCGCAAAGTACATTGCCGACACATCGACAGCCCAAATGACGGACCCATCCGCCGGGTCATGCCTGCGCAGCCATGAATGGCTTCCCGTGTCGTACCCGCTTTGCATTGTGAATAAATGGCCACCACCGCACCTAATCGCGCTGATTGGGTTGGGTGCCGATCGCAATCCTCCGCTGACAAATCCGTCTGGATAATCCGACCATGACCACTGCAAATTTCCGCTGGTGTCATACGACCGCAGAATCCACATTTTCTCTTGAGGTTTTGACAAACTTGGCTGAAGCTTTCGCGATGGCATGCCGCCCTGATAAACATTGCCGTTGCCATCCGTGTCACACGCCTGCGTCCATGACCAGATACCAGACGACGTTGGCGAGCCTGTCCAAATGTGTGTTAGATCGTAGTCGGTTAGTCCTTCGAAGTGGTCGGCGGTCCAGATGATCTTATCGCCGACAACATACCAGAGTGTGCCGCAACAGGGGGGGCAGCAATCGCAGGCATTCGGATCAACCCAATTGATTCGCCTATGCCGCGAGTGACCCTCATCCGGTTGCCGATGATGACGACGGCGCATCGAGCCAAAATCACTCGCTGCTTTCGATCCAAGTTGAAAACTTTCCGCCATCACGTCACCCCGTTCCCGGCAATTGTGATCAATCTCCGCAAAACGAAAATAGCCACTGACGACGAATCAGCGGCCACTCGTGAAACTGTCGTCATAGATAGTTTTTCACATACCCGGCAATGTGCTGAACGCCAACGACGGGAAGTAATCGACCGTCATGAATGAGCATCCATCTGGTCGCTTGTCATAGGGAACGACGCGGCCCTTTTTGATGACGTGCGTTCCGTCAGCATCTTCGGCAGCTTGATCGTATAGCGGTTCCGGCTCCTGCACCTTTGTCGCGTCACTCGTGTGCGGGTCGGACAAATCACCAACTGTAATCGGCACAACGATGCCTGCCGTACTGGTCGTCTGAAAGAATCCGACATTCGCAGGCTTCGGCTGATGTCCCAAAGGATCGTACGTGAAAACATACGTGACGTTGAAAAAGTCGTAAGATCCTTCAACCGCTTGACTCGCCGAAATATCGACTTGCAATGTACCAGCCGGAGCGCCCAGATACGTCGCTGAGTTGATCTTGCCGGAATGCTTCATCACAACGAACTTGTCGAAACTCGCTGTGAGAATCTTCAGCTTTGCCGTCGCCTGCCCGAGTCGTACATCTGCCGGAACGCCGCCGTCGAATGGTTGCCCAGCCGCGTTGACGATCAGTTTGCCGTTGCGATCTTTCGTGATGTAACGCTGCTGGATGATCGTTTGAAGATCCCACAGAGTTCGCACCGTGCTGGGGTCCGTAGAATCAGCATTAGGCACCGGATTATTCGTCGCCCATGTCACCGTGACTTCGGCCGCACAATGTGGCGGGCGAGTCATCAGGTGTTCAATCTCGGCGTCACCAGCCGTCGCGTTGATGTCGTCCGCGTATGGGCTACCAGGGGCAATGCCGAGATCAGCAGCAATGTCCGCAAACGTCGGTCGCGTACCTGCTGTCGTCTTGTACAAATAGACGTGCGTGTAGCCATTCGACAGCCGACCATCTTGACCGATTGTCGATTTTGCTTTTGCGGATTTAAGGCCGATGGTGACGCTCATTCTGGCATATCCTCAACATCGGCGAAGAATCGCACATTTCGCGTGCACGATTCAGCCTGCCCCGCGTCGATGTACTGTTGAGCGAGTTCGTCCGGCAGAAACGCGGACCATCCAGCACGAAAGAAATGTGTTGCCGGTTCCGTTTCGACCATCTCGGCATCTGCGTTGATCCCGTCCGCAGTTGAAAAAGATGGCGACTTCTGCGCGTGACGTAACCCAATCGCACCATACGCCGTGTTGGGAATTGTAGTGATATCGACAGGCACGTCAGTTTTGAATTTGATTCGCATTTATTCGATAATCTTTGGCTCTGCGGGCTTGTTGGATTTTGTGACCGTCACGAGCTGGTCTAGTTTTTGGTTTGTCTTTTTCTGTTCCGTCAACTTGGGGTCGTTGCTGGTCCCGTTGATTCCTCGCAGCATGATCGACGCCGCTTCCGATGATCCCGCGAGAATTGCCTTATTCTCTGATCGCTTCTCGTGGAGAGTCTTTTCCTTGTCTGGCTTCGACAGGTCCGTGAGATCACCAGCAGTGCCAGCCGTTGGCGACGCATTGAGCGGGCTGAATTGTTCCGTCAGCTTGTCTCGCTGTTCCTGCATCGACGTGACGAGATTTTCGGTCTGCGCGTCAATGGAACTCATCAGCGATTTCTCGTAGTCGCTGGCAACTCGTTCTGGGATGTCTGGCAGGTCCGCAACAGTCTTTACAAATCCTTCAGTCAGTGACTGCCACGACAGTTCAAGTTTCGTTTTTCCGCCGCTTGCGATGTAGTCCCAAATCTTGCCCATCGCATCGCGGATATTGGTTCCCATGTTCTCGAAAATCGTCAGGGTGTTGGATGCGATATCGACGAACAGGTTTTGCCAGTTGTTGCCGAACCAGTCCAAATACGCTGGCATCTCGTCAGTGAAGAAATGGCCGATTCCGTTGACGAGTTGAACGCCGAACAATTCGGCTTGAGTTGCAGTGAGCACCAGGTAACTTCCGAAGTGCGACAACTGCACGGCGGCTTCAATGCCGAAGTCTCGCATCGTCGTCCCGGCATTTACGGCAGTTCCCATCAGGTCCGACAATGCCGACGCGCCAACCGACAACGCGGGAAGCATCAACGACCCGATACCCTCGGCAACGTCACCAACGGTATTTGCGAGTTGCTTCATTGGGTCGGCAGTAGCTTGAGCAGCGCCGCCGAACTTGCCAGCCACCGCATCGAGAATCACGCCCTGAGCGCCGAGCAAGTCACCCGAATGCTGCATTTGCTCGATCTGCTGTTTCTGTGCCTCGCTGAACTGGACGCCAGCCCGTGCGAGTTTTGCCAGACCGTCAACAGGGTCGTTGAGAGCTTTGCCCAGTAACGCGACGTTGGTTTGTAGGTCTGTTCCGAGAACGACAGACATATCCTGAGCGGATGCCAAAGCATCCTTGAACACGTCCCCGCGTACGTTTGTGAATGCCGCCAGCATCGCAGCAGCGCCGACAGTAGCATCATCCTCAAAATTGGTGACGGACTGTAATTCCGCTGCGTAGTCCGCAATCTGCTGGCCTGTGAGACCTGCAGCGCCACCAGTTGCCGTTAAAACAGACTCCAGTTTGCGAGCCTGTGTGATTGATTCAGAGTAGGCTGCGACGGATGTTTTAGCGCCCCACACGCCAGCCATCAGACCAGCAACAGGTGCGACGATGGACGATATTGAACCTACCCATGAGCGAGCGCCAGAACTGGCTTTATTCAGCCCTTTTGTCCACGGCTGGCTGTTGACGCTCAGATTCGCGACGAGATCGCCGATTGCCATGCTATTCTCCCATCGCTTGCCGAATTGCGGCAGGTCCGACGACCTTTTCCTCTATCCGATTGGCTTGTGTGTATGTTCGCAAGTAAGTCAGCACGGACGACAGGTTATCTTGGTCAGGTGTTTTCAACGCCAAGCCGCAAACGACCTGCAATGTGTTCAACGCTGCTCGAAAATCTGCCCTATCTTCCCCCCACGGATCGACCGCTGCCCTTGCCTTTTGCAATGCCCATTCGTGCGGTGTGTGTGACCCGTAAACTTTCCACCAATCCATCGGGTGGAACAATCCGGCTTTGTCGGCCAATCGTGCCGCAAGCCGCATGTCCTCATCGTCGATTATTTTTTTTCAAGGTCTGCTGCTGGCTTGCTGACCCTGTCGATTTCTTTCACAATCTGTAATGCGGTATCCGCTGGAATCACACTGAGTTCAGAAGTGACGCGAGTGACCCATGCAGCATCAGTTTCGTCGGAACGCTTTGCGGAAACGCCCTGATCCCCATTAGCTTCAACGATTCCGCATGCGAGCAGAAAGAAAGTTTTTGTATCTTTGTCCAGCACTTGCATACGGTCCATCTCATCCAGCGTGATGGCGCGAACGTGAATCGTTTCGCCATCGATGTCGATTGGATAGCAGCGTCGCTTGGCGCATTTTTGAAGAACACCCATCAGATATCTTCCTTGTCATCAACAACAGGTTTCGGCATCTGGTCGAAGTTTGGTCCAGGCTTGTAGCTGCCATCTTTCAGGTAGCCCGAGATGACCCCCTTGTCGAACAGTTCGAAATCTTCTGGGGCAATCCCAGCCGCCAACCGTGCCGCTGCATGGAGCGTTGCCGCGCGTTCCTCGGCGGTTTGCTTACAGCGTTCTGCGCATTCGTCGTCCGCAGGTTCGGCCTGCCCCATCATTACGATGCGCCAACAATCTGGATCGTTGACAATTGCACCTACTGGTGCAATTAGTCGAAATCCTTCACGTCGGCACTGTGCGACGTATTCCGCAGGCGCGAATGGGGTGCGAGTTCCAGGGTGAAACTCCAACACTTCACGCTCGACAATCAATCTGCATTTCATTTATCAAGCCCTTGTTGGTGCGCCAGTGCGTGTCATTGTCAGAGTGGCTTTCACGCCATCGTTCGCGACAATCGTTTGATCCACGCCAACGCCTGCCGACGTATATGTCAGGCTGGATGGACCGGCGTCGGAATATTTAAGCTTCCAAACGCATGTCGCTGGAGACGAAATCAACCCGATGATTGCCTGGTGACCAGCCAACGCGGGGTCAAAAAACAATCCAGCTTTGACCGTTCCAGGCGATGAATAGCCAGTCAGATCGTGCGTCTGAAATACGCCGCCGTCGAGAGTCGTTGAATCAAAATCCATAGACGCCTCACCACTCAGATCGATGTCGGTGATTTGCGCCACGTCCGTCAGCGTTGACGAAATGGTCTGCTGAAGGACCGTTCCCTTGCCTTTAAGTTTGGCCATAATCGTCTCCTATTTTGATTTCGCGAGTTCTCTTGCGAGAGTTTTTGCGGCTTGCTTGCTCATTGCGTCCATTGCTCGCGACCGAGCCGAGTTGTACGCATTACGGATGAAAGGATTCGCTGGACCTGATCCAGTTGATAACTGCTGTGGTGTTGGGTTCTTGATATTGCTGAATCGACCGCCAAGACGTTTTCTCAATCGCGGTTGCGTGCCAAGTGCCGCTAAATGGGCATGCGGTGCCATCGGTCCTTTTGCTTGCTTTGCCTTTGTTCGCTTGCCAACATTGACGCCTGCCTTTGCCTGAAATATCCCGCTGCGACCCTTGCCAACTCGCGAACCGATCGACGCCTTCAATTGCCCTGTTTTTCCGACTGGTGCCGCAGCCTTTTCCGCTTTCGCTACAACAACCACGCCCGCTCGTAATGCTGACCTCGCAATTTTGTCCGCCGTCTTGTCCGCAAGATTCTTAAGCGTCTTTTCCAGTTCCGGCAGACCTGTGATGATCTTGCGTGCCATCTCAATTCGCCGTGTGCTGAATCAGGTAGCTTGCCGATGCGATTCGTTGCCGTGTGTCTGTTCCGTCCTGTGCGTATAGTTTGCGGTAACTGTTTCCCTGCAAGATGACCGCGTTAATCGTGTCTGAAGTCCCTGCTGCTCCCGAGTAATCATTCAGGAATGTTCCCACCGTCGTTCTCAGTGTTCCCGCCGCTGGTAATTCGTTCGCATAGCAATCAATGGAAAACGCTGTCATCTGCATTCCGTAGGTGCCGTCCAATGCAATCATCGGGTCGTGATCCGTTTGCACGATGACGATGAATGGCGGTGCCGCGCCCTGTGGTGGTTCCTCGTTGAAAATCGATGGCGTTGATATCCCTTCAATGGTCTGTGATGGTGCCAATGTCGTGATCGACGATTGAGCCAGCAACAGCGTTCTCAGTCCTGTGTCAATCATGCGTCACCAGATTCAATCACCCCAAACCGCAACCACTTGTCCTTCTCGTCCACGTTCTGCGGTGGACCTGCAATGTTGAAAATCCTGCCGTCATATTCGAGCCGCATTCCTGCGGTATAAGCTGCCGCCCGTGGGCTCCATCGCATCGTCACCTGGTGCGACAGCGTTTGTTGCAACTCGTCACCGATCACAAATTCCCGTGAACCTTGCGAGATGAATTGGCACCATTCATTCGCAACGTCCTGCCAGCTACTGCTGCTCACCTTGTCGACGTGACCGCTCGCATCTTGGGTAAGCGTTGTTTTCAACTGCCTCACCATGACGTAACGATTAAGATCGTTGGCACACAAACAAACTGGCATCAGTAAAACACCCGAAAACTCTTTTTGTCCAAGATCGATTTCACCGCTTCATCAATCGCATCGTTGCTACATGCTTCGTACTGCTGTGCAGCCTTCAGTAAAATCGCCAACTTTATGTCATCAGGAACCGCTGTCGCCGCGCCGTATCCGGCGACGTACGTGACTGTCACGTCCCCAATATGCCCTCGTGTTGCTGGCCAGTATTTCGCGTATGCTGCGATGATTCGGCACGGTTTCGCGTTGGTGTCGACCACGTAATCTGTCGTCGCCGTCAATGTTCTCGTTGTCCCGCCAGTGTCGACGTATTGGACTGATGAAACGGACTGAACAGGACTCCGTTGAAGTTCCAGAATCTGCGAAAACCGATCAAACTTGTCGACGTATGTTGCTGTGCAGTATTGAGCCCACTGGTATTCTTGGCAAAACTCAACCGCCGCACTCAAATAGCTCGTAAACGTGTCGTCATAATCGCTCGCGCTGTACCGTACACGAGCCTTGAGAGCCGCCAGCGTGACTGGTAACTCTGTTGGCGCGACGGTTTGGATGCACGAACGCATTTACTTTCGATTCCTTGCCCGAGCCCACCAATCACCGATTGGCGTGTGTTGCGGCTGCATGTCGTCATCGAACTCGGATACCACAAGTTCCAGGTGCCCAATTCGCGCCTCTGGATCGACGTAAATCGTGTTTCCGGCCAATCGCCATTGATGCCAGAACCAAATGTCATCGTCCTGCCGGTCATCGCCCCACTCACCCTTGTCGTCAGGCTTCGAGACAAACCACGGCTTCGGCAGTTTTTCCAGTGCGTCGACTCGAATCAGAGTCATGCCAAAATGGGCGGTGTGAACCTTGATCGGGTCGCCTGTAATTTCGATTTGCGTTGTTTCGGCCTGTGTCATCAACGGGTAATCTTGACCTCGTCGCATTTGCAGTGGTGCCAGTGCGTCGATATCTGGTCGAGACCCCATCACGCCGAGCATGTGGTCTAGGTGCTCAGCGCGTGGCATTGAGTCGTAGTCAAGCGCGAGAATCCAGTCGACTCCCTCAGCAACTGCGTTCTCGAAGGCCCGCTGCATGCACTGGCCCCAGAACACGCCATTGAATCGCTCGCAGTGAATTCCAAACGGTCGCAATGCTGCGTCAATCGCCGATCCTGCATCGTTCCAGCCGATTCGCGGAACAGACATGACGCCCTTGATTTTGATTGTCAGGTTTTCGGGAGCATCGGCCGCAGGCTTGAACGCTTCGAGGTTTAACGACATTGGATGGGCTGCGGTGTCCGTGTTTGGCGATGCCCAATGGTTGATGTTCACCAGACCAGCCTGATGCAAATAGCCAGCCAATCGAGATTCGTCGTATGCTGATTTGTGGAAGTCGTCTTCGTCAGTCTGACCGCCCATGAGTTCATACGCCCACGACTGATCTTCAGCCATGTGTTGAGCAATCTTTTTGGCGTCTGGAACGGCAATACGCATCCGACCGCCCGGCTTGAGAACCCGCCGCCATTCTTCGAGTGCTTTCGGAACTTCTCGGAATGACAGGTGCTCAAGGATGTGAGACGCGCGAATATCTTCAACGGAATTGTCTGGCACGACCGACCCATCGTTGAACCGCAAAGGAACGGCAGACCCGCCGTCCTTTTTGTCGATCCCCACATATCCGGGAATCTGCACGGGTCCATTTCCAATGTTCAGTTTCAAGGCTTGTGTCACAGGAGTTCCGTTTTGACGAAAAGCAAATTGACTGTCGTTTTTGCCAGTGGCGTGTAGTCCATCGAGATTCCGAGACGTTCAATCGCCTTGTAACTCGCTTGCCCAACACCACCCAACTCAGGCACAAAATCCGGTCCGTTGTCGGAACCGTATTCAAACTCCACCAACATCAATCGGGGCGAGAATCGGCACATGCCATTCCATGCCCAATAATCCTGACCGTCGATGTCGATAATCCCGATGTCCAAATCTGTCGGGGCACCGCATGCGGAGAGTATTGTGTCGAGTGAACCTGGTCCGATTCGCTCGTTAACGCACTGGACCTTTTCGGATCGCTGCTCAGTGAGTCTGGCAAACAGTTCAGGGTCGGATTCGATAAGAACCGCATTCCACCCAAGACACCGCAGCCGATGAGTATTTGCATAGAAGAGACCATCATGCGCCCCCACCTCAAAACACCATTGATTTTCCGCGCCAAATCGATCAAGACATTCTGCAATCAGTCCGTCTTCACCGAATTGGCTTGTCGAATTTGCTCCCTTACCGGCCAGAAACTGACCGGCAGGGAGCGCTACGACGTTCGTGTTGTACGGGGTCATTAACCCACCACAACGGTATCGTTTGTTGACGCCAGCATGTTCGAGGCTGCTGGTTCGGTCTGCCCATTGCGGTACAGCCCGTAAGTCACGCCAGCAGTCACGTTGTCATTCGTCGCGGTGGCAGTCGTCAGGCTCAACCGCAGGTATCGCTTGCGGCTGCGAGTGTCGACCTTCCAGACAACTTGACGAGCGGCCGCGATTGACGTGGACGACGTGTTGAAGTTGCTGTTGAACGTCGCGAAGTTTGTGACAACCGTGTCGTCCGATTCGCTCAACTGGAGTGTTGGGCCGACAGCGTTCGTGTTGATTGCAGACGCGAGGTTGATCTGAATGATGGCGTAGTCAGCCCCGAGCGTGTCGAGGTTTGCTGTGCGCGTCGCGCTATTCGATTGGCTTGCTGGTGCCAGCAAAACGCCAAGTTTTGGATTAGGAAGCATGGGTGATTTCCTTTTTGGATTTGCGAACCGAAACCGAACCGGGCGAATCTTCAGCAACCCATTCCGCGACACCGCATTCCACCAGGGTCGCCCGCAACCCATAATCGAACTTGGTTGTCGTTTCTCCGACTGCCCCATATCGAGACAGTCGGAGAAATCGAATTGGTTGAGTTAAAACAGCTTCGCTTTTCATGGTTATGCCAATGCGAGACCGACGATTGGGCCGACAACAGTTGTGGACTTGCATCCGTGCACGTTGATGTCAAAACGCTCAGTACCGCGAATCGCGATCTGATTGCGTTCGAACACCGATTCACCGTTGATGGTGGCGTGTTCGCTGAACGCGATACTTGTCTGCTGACGGTCTCCGAAAAAGGCACCGAGCGACAGATCACCAAACACAACAGGAACACCAGTTGCGGCGGTTGCCGCTGGCATGACCTGAGCAAACGTCACTGGATAGCCCAGGAACTTGTAGACCGGTCCACGATCACCCATCGCAATGGAAGTCATCGTGTTACCACCGGCTGCCGCTTCCAGCTTCTGCATGACCTGCCCATAGAACGTCTTGTGGCAAACCCACGTCACGTTGTCCGAGTCGGCATACGCTGGCAGTTGCCCAACAACCTTATTGAAGTCGCTGAGAACGAGGCTTGACCACGCTCCGGTTGCAGCCGCAGTCACCGTCGAGGCTGACTTGGTGCTGGCACCGTCTGCGTTGATGAGCATGTTACGGATGCCCTGAATCCCGCCGTACGTCGAAGTTCCATCACCGTTGAAGGCGCAGTTGTCTTCGGTATAGGCACAGGCATACGCGATTTCACCAGCAAGTTCATCACCCACTGCAATCGCAGCGTCTGCCGAAAGCTGGTTGCTCATTCGCGTCAGAATCGTCAGATCCTTGGCGATGAGCTGAATGTCCTGCCACGTCATGTTCGATTCGGTTCCGGCCTGGTTTTCGCCGACGAAATAGGCGGTCAACCCGTTCAGACGTTTCGGGACGTGCTTGATATCGCTGGTCATGACTTCGCGTTTGAGCAGGCGTCTAGCGACACCGTATTTTTCACGCAAGGAGATCAGGTCTGTGGAGAACTCTTCAGGAACGAGGAACTGACCGCCCGTGGTCCCGTCCGATTCGCCGTGTGAGACGTTGTAAATGCCGTTCATGTAGTTGTTGACAAATTCGCGAGCGCCGGGAATGTGATACCCTGGCAGGCATTGCTGAATTCGCGACATTGCCCACATACCGAATCGGTAGGCACGTTCGTCTGGTGCCATGCCGTCAACGGTGTTGGCGAAACTTTTCAGGGTTCCCGCGCCGTAACGCTTGGCTTTCGCTGGAATCGTGAATCGAGGCTTCGATTCTGGTTCCGTTGGGTTCGCGTCGACCGGCTTTTGTGGAGCAGGTGCGCCAGATCCCGGTTCCGCCTTGCGAGCGATTGGCTTCGGTTCAAGGTCGGCAGCACGACCGGAGCGCGATGCGCGCATTTCCGCATCGGCTTCCAATGTCTTCTTTTCTGCGATGAGCGTGTCGAATTCCGTCTTCAAAGTGGCGTATTCGGTTCGCATTTCATCGGTAAACTGACCTTCGTTTTCCAATTCGGCGCGACGTTCGATATCTGCCTGTGCAGCATCGATCACCTTGCATCGAGCGATAATTGTTTGGATTCGGTCCATTGCCAGTCACTCCGTCTGAGCCGGTGACTGGCAAATGAAAACGCCGGTCGTCACCGGCAAGGTTTCGTTGAAGAAAACTTGCCAATAACGACCGGCGCTCAAGCGTCGATTGAGTTATTGTTCTGCGGGCATCTGGTCGACTCAGGCCGACGCGATGAACACAGCGAATCTAGTTGCGGCCAATCTTGACGGTGAGTACCGCGAAGATCAATGCCGTCTATCGCCCATGCGTGCTACTTGTAGCACATGCGATATTTTTGCTCGTAATGCTTACGCTTCAGTTCGTTCACCCATCTATGCAGGTTGTCATCTCCCAGCAGCTTGATAAACCGGGTTTGAACAAGCAGCAATGCGTCCATTGCGGAATCGAGCACCCAACAGGAAAACCGCATGCCGCCAACAGAAGTTGCCAAATTTCATCGTACAGCCCATGCGTCTGCATTGGCTCGGCTCTGGTTCCGATCATGTCTGGCGTCTTTTTTCTGGAGCATACCGAAGCGGAATAAAAACCTTATTGTCTGCTGGTCGCACCTTGCATTCACGGCACCCGACGTATCGCACGCGAGTATCGCCATGAATCTGCGTATTCAGGGTGGCGAATGGTTTGCCGCAGTTCGGGCACCTCTCGGTCATTTTTGCGACCTCCACCAATCAACAGTCTCGCGAATCCCGTCTTCCAATCGCTTCGACGGAGTGAACCCCAACCGTTCTCGTTGTCCTTCCGTTGCCACAACCCGCCTTGGCTGACCATCCGGTTTTTCGATGTCCCACAGAATCCGCCCGTGATATCCGACGATGCGAGCAATCGTTTTCGCGAGTTCCCGCATCGAAACTTCCTCGCCAGAACCGATCAGCACCTGTTCCGGTTCGTCAATCAGTTCGGCCGCTCTGATGATTCCATTCACCGCATCCGAGACGTGAAGGAAGTCTCGCGTTGCCGAACCGGTTCCCCAGCACTCGACGATTTCGGCGTTAGCGTTTTTCGCATCCTCAAACCTGCGAATCATCGCGGGAATGACGTGCGACGAAGCTGGGTCGAAGTTATCACCCGACCCGTACATATTCGTTGGCAC